TCAGCATACTGGTTCACAGGAATGAACGCTTGATTGTCGAACGGATCGACCATGCGTTTCACAGTGCTCTCAAGCTCTGTGCCGATGTACATCACACGACCAGAGTTGATCGTCTTTGTATCGATCATCCGCGAACCGGTGATGACCTTGGTCTGCATCGGTGAACGGTTGTCTTTGAGGATCGTGTGCAAACGAGACAGATCATCATAGTCAACGATGGAGGCAGTGCCACCTTCTGCAGTGACTTCTACATCTTCGGTAGCTGCACCAGAGAAAACAGTCACACCAGCACCGGCCAACAGATCCATTTGCAGGATAGCTTCTGCCATCTGTGTGGCGCCGGTAACCAACTCACGAGACAAGTGCTCATAAAGCATTTCGTCTGTGTCGAAGTCGAATGATTCCTGAGTGAACTCAGTGAAGAAACCCAACTTCAGGATGGAGCCTTCACGCTCTACGCGTGTGAAACCAACCCGGTTAACCCGGCCACCAGTCTCGGAGAGAGTTGGCATACGGCTTGTGATCATACCCACGTCACGGCTTGAACCGTAGAGGTGACCATCATCCATTGCAGCACCAGCAGCGTCGAGACCCTGGTCGTTGACGTTGCGGTCATCAAGCAAAGGAATGTACTGAAAGACTTTGATCGTCTTGCCGTAGTGCTTTGGCATCGACATCACATCAGCAAGAGGTGTGAAATACATCTCTTTCTTCGCATCGATGATGGCCTTCTTGTGCCATTTGAAAGTGTTGAATTGCGAACCCAGAGTGGACGGCGTACCGCCAGCGGGGTCATTGTACATGTTCATTGCGTCGGGCATTTGCCGATTTCCTCAATATTTACGCGGGTATTCTTAAGAACTGCCGGCGTATTGTTTCTCAAATTCCTCGTCGGTCATCGACAAGGGATTAAAGTCCTCTTTGGCTTTCTTGGCCGGTGTGGACTTAGGAGCTGAGGCTGCTTTTACTTTGTCGCTGTTCGACACTGCGTTCCGCTTTGCGGTGCTGGTCTTTACGACTCGCTGGGTGGATTTCTGAGAAGGATCAGGGACCTTGTTCTCGTCCGTAGCCTGCGCTTTGAAACTGCCTGCTTGGGTCATTTCTTCGCCTACGTCTTTGTAGGCTTGGATAAATGCGACACCTTGGAGTTTTCCGAGTGTCTGGCGTCTCTCGATTTCAGTGGTGATCTGGTCAAAAATGCCAGATTCCTTCTGAGATGTAAGGACACGCATGATGTTCGGGTCGGCCCAGATAGCGTCTTTGCTTTTTCGATCCCAATTGGAATTGATAGAAGCGACCACTTCTTTACCAGCTGGGTTGGAGGCAACCTCTTCCAGCGTGGATGTGAACCGGTACTCTTCATCTGTAACACGTCGATCTTTGGACTTATAAGAAGAGTCCGCAGACGTGTCGATATCCATAGGATCGATGCCTGAGTCTTTAACGAGCTTCTGGATTGCAGCAGGATCTCGCTTATCTAGATCGATCAGATAGCTGAGTTTTTGCTCGTCCATAACTCCATGGTTCTGCAACATCCTTACAACCTTCAAGTGCGGTTGCAAACCCTGCATTTTTTTCGTGTAGTTTGCACCCATCTGAGCCAGTTGAACCAGCTCATCAGGACTCTCGACATTCACGACCTTACCGTTCGCTTTGAACGGCTTCATCATGGTCTCGTATGCGGACTTATAATCGAAGCCTTCTTCACCAGCTTTCGGAGCATCTTCCTCCGTCTCTGAACCAGGAGTATCATCCTCATCAGCGGTTGCGGCATCCTCTGGTGTCTCTTTAGGATCTGCATCAGGATCATCCTCTTCAGATTCACCTTTGTTGATGTCAGCAGGATCTTCTTCATCTTCAGTTGAAGTATCGTCCTCTTCTGCCTCTTCCTCTGGGACTTCAGTGGCCGCCTCTACCGGAGCTTCCTCCTCTTCAGGGGACTCCGGCATGATGTCGATATTGGAGAAGTCTTCGTCAGACATGTTTGCGAAGTCTTCATCGCTCATTGTGTTTTCTTCATCGGCCATGTGAATTATTCCTCACTTCCGGTGTTATCAAAAACATCGACACCGTCTGCTTCTTCACGGATCTCATCGAGAGTTTCTTCGTAATCAAAGAGACTTGTGGCAGCCACTCCGCCCAGCTGAACCATTGTTCTCAAGTACCGCTTGAGAGCTGCAGGACCATGCAAATCACGGTTCACACATTCACGGTATTCTGCAGGAATGTTGGGATCGCTGCTCATGTGGGTAAGTCGGATTGTCTCTTTCTCAAAATAACCTTCAAGGATTAGCTCCTTGAACAGTGGGTTTTCTGCGAGCTTCAGGGCTTTTTCGCCCATGCTGATGACTGACTTTGCCTCTTCGATGCTAAGTTCAGTCTCTTGGATTTGTTCTTCTAAACTCTGAGCCATATCGGTTCCTCAGTTCCTTTCAGTGATTGGATAGATCAGTAGCCCCGTGGAGGGTTCTGTTGCTGACCTTCAGTGAGTGCGTTGTATCCAACCGCTGCCTCAATCTCTGGCCGAGTCTCCTCGGCCTTCTGTGGTTTCAGGAGAGACTTGGTAACTTCCAAATCTTGGTTCGCCTGTGCCTGCGACTGCGTTCTTTGCATATCGCGGCTGTGGGACGTACCTGACTCCTGCTCCACAAATTCTAGCTCTTCGTTGTCCGCTTCAGCCTGGAGCTTGTTGGCTCTAGCTTTGCGTTCCAATACCTGTGCTTTCATCTCTTCGATTTCCATCTCAAGCTTTGCAATCTCGAGTTCCTTTGCCTTCTCCATCATTGGGTCTGGCTCAGGCTCGTAGTTCTCAATCTTGTTTGCCAGTACAGGCATACGCTTGAGTCTTGCGATGTCGGCTAGGATCATACGGCTCATCGATGGGTCCATGTCCGGGCCCATTGTCTGCAGCATAAATCCTAAATCTTTGGCCTTTGTCTCATCAACTTCGGAGGTGTTGATGTCGACTTTAAGGTCAAACTTACCAACCAGGTCTTCACGCTTAATCGTGACAAACTTCTTGTTTGTAACGCGAATGGTTTCTTTCTCAGAGAGGAAGACAGCATTCATAGCTGCGATTTTGATACCGATGTCGTTGATACCTTTAGCCAGACGACGGAGGATATTCATCTCCCGCTTGGCAGCCGCATCCATCATGCCGCCGATACCTTTGGCGACTTCACCATAAGCATCACCTGAGAGGCCGCCTGAGAACGATTTAACCCCAGACATGGCCTCAGCCTCCTGGTTCTGCATCTGGGTCATTGTCAGGGCAGAATTGGGGATCTCAGGGTATGTGTGCTGGTAGACCGCAAGTCGTGGGTCACCGTTACCCGGGTTAAACTCATAATCACCACCTGCATCGTACCGACGCTTGTTGGTGACATCTAAGAAGCCTTTGGCTGTACCTGTCTGGCTGTTTGAAGATCGACCCAATAGATCGATCATACCGCGCATAGTTGCGCCCAGGATCGTCTGGTTGTCTTCTAGGAGTTCTGCATCAGGCTCACCGTAGACAGACTTCTTGACCGGCATATAAGGCACAACGATGAAGGGAGGCTTCTTGTCTGGAAAAGGGTTCTCTTCCATGCGGATCATTACGTCACCGATCCAAGACGCAACAATGGGAGTCAGCTCCTCATTGCCTTCAACATCGTACAGGCCCCAATATTCATAAACGACGACAGGAGAGCGTAGGTCATCCTTGAGCGAGAAGTCGTCTGGGGTCTCGGTTGCATGATCTGGTTGAGCCAGAACCTTGTTACCTGACCAGTTCACCACATTTAGATTGCTGTAGCGGCCGTCCTTCTTGAGGTCGGCTTTCGTTGTCTCATAACTCAGGACTACAAACTTAGCTTTTTCAATGTCACCTTCGCATGAAGGGTCGATGTAAATATTTTCATAATCCACAATACCGACTGTAGGTTTGTTTACGTGGACGATCTCTTCTTGGACTTCCTCGGTCATAGTCAGACCGAATTCATCTACAGCTTGTTGAACCAGAACAGGTACGCCTGTCTCCTCAAAGTATGCCACTGCTTCTTGAAGCTCTTCGGGAATATCCAGAAATCCTCGTGGATTACTGTCTCTGAGATCGAGAGCTTCTTTGAGGGTGTTTACGTCCTCTTCGCTACCGACTTCCAAATAGTCCCATACAGGGGCGGTAACTGTCTTGCTCTCAACATTACGTTCCCATCCAACACGAACAACGACAGAGCCCTCATCAACAGCTGTTCGGACGTAGCTATCGATGAAGCTGATTTTATTGAGTTTCGTGTCGAACTGCCAGTTTAAGACAAGTTCGTTCTGTGCTGCTGCGCGCTCGTCTTCCCACGTCCTAGGATTAACATCGTAGAGCTTCTCAGTTGAGAGGAAGGGTTCGGACAAAGCAGAATAGCGCCATTCATTCTGGCGCCGAACGAGCTTTGGCTGTACCTGAGATCGATTTTTAACCTTCTTAGGTTTTGAGGAGGCAGTGACGTTTCTGATAGAGTTCCAGCGTTGGACATTTGCAGAGTGTACATCGTGGCTTGACTTACACGCCGACAGATCATCTTTGAGATCCAGAACAGTGGGTTCTTTCACCCATTCAGTGAGCTGCTTCAATTCGTTACCATCCGTTGCGGAGGCTACGACTTTTCCGATGGACACTTCACTGCTTCTCATTAGATTCCTCGACTGCTACCAAAATATCATTTTGTTCTTGGGATAACATCGCATTATCTGGATGTACCTTTTTCGTCAAGCGATCAGCTTGATATATCATTCGATATGATTGCAACATCTATGAGATATTACTCGATAGTGTCCTCACCAAACCCGGCAGAGAGACCTTCCAAAGCCTCTAGGCACTGAACTTGTGCCGGTCCAATGAACCCATCTGCCAGTGCATCTGCACACTCCTGGCGAGCTGTGAATGTTCGATCACCCACGACGTTTTCGCTTACCCTGGTCTCGCAGGCGCTCACGAATGTCATCATGGTTACTAGGATCAACAGGTGGAACGATGTCCATACGCTCATGAGTTTGCTCATTGGATTCTACCTTCTCTAATTTATTCTTGGTGTCGGCGTCTTTGCGGCCTTTGAAATAAGCCGTGGCAAAAGCAGCGATGGCAGCAACAATTGCTGCTGCGTATGGAACCAGATCAAGCATGTTTTTCTGCCCTTGCATCGCGCCACTTATCAAATGAAAAGTAGATCTCTGAGATACCAAGCGACACCATCGCAACGATGTCTGCGTTCTGGTAAAACACGGACGCTGTGCTTTCAGTCGCGTACCCAGTTGTGACTGCAACAAGAGCCAGTAGTCGAAGAAGTACACGAGTGAATAGTGGGATGTTCATGATTTAAGCTTTCTCTAAAAGGGGG